CCTAGTCCGTGATAAAATGTCATATTATTTTCCCTTTCTTAAGGTGCATACTATTGTTGCAACAAGTATCATCTAAAATACTACCGAAGTATTAACTCATTTTTAAAACCTAAGTTCGAGATATATTTTATCAACCATACTAATAAATAATATACACCTAAAGAAAGGCTAGGCGATTACTCGCCTAACCCAAGATTAGTATTAAGAGGCAAGACTGATACCTTGTGCTTTTTTCCAAGCAAGTATCTTCTCTTCTCTTGTAGGTTTTGGTTTGCCGATATTCATAATTGATTCGGCTGCGTCATCAATAGATATAACCAAGTCCATACCAAACTTATCAGCTAGTATCTCTGGATCAATCTTCCATTGTATCTGCTCGTGATTAGCAAAGTTTTCTACCTGTGAAAACTTGGTCATAGACTTAACTACTTCTCTAAATCTATTAACTCTAGCTATAACGGTTTGTATCCATTGAGTATGTTTAGTGACAACATCTTGTTTAGCACCAATCATCATTTCAAACTTGGCAAACTCTAGGTCTGTGCAAGGTATTGCACGAGAACGACAACCACCAGTACCAATGATATGTAATGCGTGTTTGTCTTTCCAAGATTGATAGTAATTAGTACCACCTTGACCACCTTGTAGCCAATGATGATTGTCATTTCTACATTGAGATAGATAAGGGTTAGTATTACGAGAGTATCTTTGGTCGCCCATTTTACCCTCTTGTTGTATCTCATTCTCAATGTTGCAATCTGGATTTAACCCTACTGCTTTCATATCTTCACGATACATAGCATATGCAAAGTTTTTACCACTATTGCTACTACCACGATAACTACTACCATAATCAGATGATAGACTTCCGTCTAACTCAAATGAAAAGTGCCTAGACTTATCAACTTCATCATTGTATCTGTCTAACACTTTTGGTGCGTCAGTTACTTTAAAAAAGAAACAACTATCTTCGCCAACTGCGTTGATAGTGTTATGCTTTCTTTGTAGTGTTTGAAGTGTCGCAACATCTTCCAATGGAAATCTTCTTTGTACTACTTCTTTACAAGTAGCAAATGAGGATTCAATCGTAGACTTTGCGTCATCTCTTGATTGTAGGAACGCCTCTTTTTCGCGAGTGTCCAAAGACTCGCAATGCTTACGAAAGTCAATCACTAATGACTTACGCTTATTCGCATTGAGTCTTACTTCTTTTTTATCCATACGAGTACTCCTTTTCTTGTTGGTTAAAAAGATACTACCAACTTGATGTCAGTAGTATCTATAATATATATTATATTGATTGATGTGTCAACTAGCTAGACCTAATGTGATTGCTAGTTCTCTGGCTTCTGTGTCGCCTATTGTACGATAGTTCCACTCTCTCGCTATGTCCTCTGGAGATTGTGCTTGTTGTTGTGTTATTTGTTGTTTAACACCTCTGTTTTTATTTCGTATGTAATACAATGGATTGTGTTCTTGTGTATCAGAGTTCCAATTATATTCATACTCAACAAACCAAGCGTCATCTAAAGGTAATACTTGCTTATCAATAAAACCAACTGCATTCATACAAGTATCTTTATGTTCTTGCCACCATACATCACGACAACCCATACTACACCAATACTTATAGTATCCACTAGATTTATTTGATTGATAATATTTATTACCTTTACTGCCACGAATCTGACTCTGGTTTTTCTTCTCTGGACATTTTTTATTCTGACACCACTCACTCATTGATATCTCCTTTAGCCATTAAAGTTTTTAGATTAGTAAATTTTATCTTATCAAACATCACGATAGTAATATCATCATTTACCTCTAAACGATTGATTTTATAGACTTTTTTACCTACACTAAACCACTTCAATCTTTTAACAGAAATGTTTCGTGGTGCTTTTTTGTCTAGGTCGTGTGCTAGTATGTACTCGTCTGGATCAGTAGTTCTTTTCTTACCCTTGCGTTTGTACATAGTACCATCAGTTTGTTTCCAAGTTGAACGATTTAATAAATCAAACTTGCCCACTCGGTACTCGCCATTGGTTTTAATAAAACCTGCACGAAACTTTTTGGCTTTTGTTTGAGTCATCAAATCATATAGTAGGTCGGAAACCTTGCCTACTTCTATATTGACTTGTGTCATATGTACTCCTATTGATTAATTAATTTTCGGGGTGGTGTTGCATTGGTTGTTTTAGCGATATCTGCATACCACCCCCCTTGATTGCGTATGTCATACTACCTGAAAATGGGCTTTACGTACAAGCATATTAAACAAAAAAGGGTAGCCAACTCTCGCTGACTACCCTTTAGTTATAACATACTAGATTGAGTATGTCAATCAGTATTGATAGGTTGTACCTCTGCGTCTTGAAGTTCGGTCTGTGGTATAGGTGCAGTAGTAGGAATAATCATCTGATGTTTTTCCCACAACGCAGTATCACTATTCCAATAGGTCAAAGCCTCTTTCGCTTTTCTTAACTCATACATTAAGTCCTGCGTAGGTTTGCCTTGATTCTCTATCAGTACCAAACAATTAAGAAGTTTCTTTCTTAATGTTCTTCGCCACTTCAGTTCCCACGAAGTATCAACCATTGGTTTGTTATCTGACATATATGTACTCCTTGTTGAGTACCTATGTTATAGCATTAATCTTTGTTATTGTCAACTAACTTTGCTATCTCTTGTATTTTTTCGTCTAGTTTATGTAGGTCGGAATATAATTCATTACATATTGGATAATCTTTTTTTAATAGTTTTGTTTTAAACTGAATCATATACTCATCACACTTTTTTAATTTTAATTGTATTTGTCTACTTAAGTTTGTCATCTGCTACCATATCTAAAAATTTATCTGCATCAAAATTAGGATTATCTTCCTTAAAGTATTGGCAAAGTTTTAATAGTATCATATGTTCTGCGTCACTATATTTATTTAATATAGTGGCTATTGCTATGTAATCTTTTTTTGTCATAATGTAATCATAATAATATTAGTTGTTGTTAGGGATCAGTCTTAGTCGCAGTTCCTATGCCATTTCTGGACTTACAAGTTAGTCAAAGTTCGACTGATCCCAAAATCAGTATATAAAAAAACCCCCAATGTGTCAAGCACAGAGGGGGTTATCTTTTTTATAAAGAGGGCTAAAAAAGTCTGTTATCCAAGCAATATGCTATTCCATTTTCTAAGCATATGCTCTGTAATATTATCAAGTCTGTTTGTATTTTTGTATATATCTTTTAGTGTATGCAACTTGATAGTATTTTCTCTCTCGTAGTTTTCTGCTTTGTTTTTTGATTGTACTTCCTCAATCAGTCTGTCTGTCTGGTCTGTCATAGTACCCTTTCTTAACTAGATATTTATATAATGTGACACAATTTTTAGGTGTATCATTTCCTAATTTAAACACACCAATTACTGCTTTTGCAAATGAACTATACCCTGTCACTCTAGGATTAGTCATAAGTAACCCAGTTGTCGCCTGTGTTTTCAATGCCATAAGTAGCATTGTTTCTTGCATTGTATAACCATTTGAGAATCTGTATGTCCTCAAATCGTTTTGTCTGTCGCCTTTGATTAACATAATTAACTCCTTGTTATTTATACATAGTACAATAAAAAAGGGAGTGTGTCAATCCAACACACCCCCTTTCTTTTTTACATTAAGAGAGACTAGCCACAACTAACAATAGTATAGTAGCCCAAAAAAATGTAGCCAATGTAGTTTGCATAACTATCCTTTCTTTTAATTAAGAATAGGTTATGCCTTTTATTTCTTTGTGTCAAGTCTATTTGATTTTGGTTTAGGTCGTACTATTTCAAATATGTATCTATTTATTTCTCGCTGTCTTTTTTCTATTTTTTTAATCATAAAGCAAGATACACCATAAAGAATAGCCCCTAAAATAATAAGGGCTATTCCAGTATACATAATTATTTCAATCATATTATTTCATAAGTTTATCAACACATTTAACAGCATTATCAAATGTACTGAATCTTATTATAGGGTTTAAATCTTTATCATAGATATCATAACCAAAATTATAAGTGTTTATGTTTTCTTTTACATAACTACTTTGAATTGTATATGTTCTATAAATAACTGATTTTCCACCTTGTTTTTTTTCATCTAATTCAAACCAACTCATAGCAAACCCTTTATTGTTTTATATTTTTTTATTAATGGTAGTAGGCTTTCTTTTTTATATGCTTTTAAAATATTACTTTCACTAATAGCAAAAATTAAAAGCCCATTAAGATTTGAATTGATTTGTTTTAATTCACTTATCAATTCATTTATTTGTTGCTTATCCATATTTTTATTTTCCATAGTTAAGTTTATTTTAGTTATAAAAATTATATATATTTTTTATATATAAAAGTTATTCCTACTTATACAACTTATAAGAGTGTGTGTCAAATATGTCACACTATGGCATAAATGCCACAATTCAATCATAGGTTGATGTTCTACAAATGTTCTAAAAGTTGACATCTGTCAACACCAGGTATTCTGTCAATTTTTTAAATTGTTTGACTTAACTATTAAAATTTTATAATTTCAAATCAGTTTTGAATAATTTTAAAAATGCATAACATAAATTATTCTAGGTCAAACCTACAAAGTGAAATTTGCAAGGAGTGGAAACTAGACCGAAACTTTGTGATTGTTTTGTGTTTTCAATATAGGAGTTAAAAACTATGAGTAAAAAAGAAAACAAATCATCAAATAAAAATGATGAATTAAAAATTGAAAGCATTGCTAAAATAAATGACTTTCAAGATAACATTAAATCTAATTCAACTTTAAAAGAAATTTTAAAATTAGGTTTAAAACAAACAACTACAACTACTAGAGAAGTTTTGCCAAAACTTTCAAATGCTGTTGTTAGTTATATCAAGGAGTTTAAAGCAAACTTAAAAGATAAAACTAAAACAGATGAAATGATGAAATTTTTATCTAGGTCTGAAATATCTAAACATTGTTATCAATTAGTAGGATATGACAGGAAAGTTGAAATCAATGACTTGTTTGAAAAATTAGTATCAAGATCAATTAGACTTGCAATTTTGATAGTTGATTATCCGAGTCAGTTTTCAGTTGATGAAAACACAAATGACGTTTTTGTTATGTCCAAAGTTTTAGAACCAAAAATTGACGTTAAGATTAAAGGTTCCAAAGCTACAAAAAAAGTACTTAACAAAGATGAAAGTCTATTGCCAGTAAGTACATACATAGTTGATAAAATGTATAAGCAAAAATATCCTACTGGTACTAGAACGCCAAAAAACAAAGATGAAAAAGCAATAAGCAATTTCAAAAATATTACTAATGATTTTTTAATTGGTATGAAAAAACTTATTGAATATTCATCAAAACAAAATGTTAAATTTTTTGATATGGTTGATGAAACTACATTTGAAAACCTTGAAGAGATTAAAATGTTTTTAAATAGTGAAGATTATCAAAACATCAGAACATTTAGCGTTGAATACCAAGTTGACTTTAATGGAAAACTTGAAAAAGCAATAAACCAATAACAAACCAAAACACAAAGCAACACAAAGAAAAAACATAATTAACCCTGGGCAATATTAAAATTATTGCCTGGGGTTTTTTTTTGTGTGTCTTAAAAATAATTTAGTGATTAACAAAGTTATTTCATAGCTACAAAAATTCCTATTACACCCCCTGAAATAAATCGGAAACCACTCAAGGAAACTCTAGACAATACTTGTGGGCTTTACAAATTTTTTTTTGATTGACCGATTGACCCCCAAAAGCTCTAGGGTATGCGAGGGTGTGGTGGGGGTGTACCCCATAGATATACCCAGTCACCAGAAAATCTGAGGATCCCCTGTAAACCACGGGGGGCTAGGGAATATTCTAGTAAATGTACTAGGGAATACCCTAGGGGGGTGGTTGTAAATCTACCTAAGGTATACATGTTAGGCCCCCCTGGCAGTGCCTAATAACATTATACACCCTTTAGAAGCATTTGTCTATTGACAAATTGTCACATATGAAATTTAACGTCAAAAATCCCTTGACAAAATAGCTAACAGTTGCTATAATAGAGAGATATATTATTCAAGGGACACACATACACGCATAATTCAGTAGAACAACACGGGTCATCACGAATAATGTAAAACTTATGCTAGATCTAGACATAAATAAAACAAAAAAACTTCCTTTTAAGGAAATAATGGAGATAATAAACGCAAATCATGGATTCTTCTATAACGAAAACTCAAAAAAGAAACTTAACCGATATGCAGGAAAGATTTCTGGACGTTCTTTTTACAGAAGCAAAGGGAAATCCACGAGAAGCGGCAAGAATAGCAGGTTATTCAGATCACAGCTATCCAAAAGTCGTGCGTAATCTCAAAAAAGAGATAACAGAATTGGCGGAGACTCACTTATCAACACACTCTGCAAAAGCAGCTACTCGGTTAACAGACCTACTAGACGAAGACGGGACAACTCCACACTCTAACATTCGTCTAGCAGCTGCGAACTCGATATTAGATAGGGTGGGACTCTCGAAAAGAGATCAACTAGATATAAATATGAAAGCTATGCATGGAATATTTATATTACCAGCTAAAGATGGAACCAGTAAAGATAAAAAAGAAAGCTAGAACTATTCCATTTGGCTTTAAACAGTCACAGGATCCAAACTATTTAGAACCTGTAAGAGAAGAATTAGATGCTCTTAGACAAGCAAGAGAATATTCAAAGACTTGTTCACTAAGAGAGACTGCACAATGGCTACATAGAAAAACAGGAAGATACATATCACATGTCGGACTTAGAAAAAGACTCGCAAGAAATAGCACCACCGAAACCGAAGCGGATAGTACAGCAGAAAGCCAAGAAGTCAGTCAAACAGATTCTAGCTCGCACTCGTAAGAAAGTTGCAAAGGCAGAACAAACTCTACGTTCTGCAAAACAGTCGGCAGAAAATACAAAAAAGAAACTGTTAACTATTGATAAAGCATTAACAGGAAAAGAGACTCAACTTCTTACAGAGGACATAATCGAGAGTGCTCCAAAAAATGTGCAAGAGCACATAAATAATCAAGAGGTTATCTTTAGACCTAACTCAGGTCCACAGACAGAATTTCTTGCATCCTCTGAAAGAGAGGTATTTTATGGTGGAGCAAGAGGCGGTGGTAAATCATATGCGATGCTAGTAGATCCGCTACGCTACTGTGCGAATGCAAATCACAGAGCACTCTTAGTAAGGAGGACAATGCCTGAGTTAAGAGACTTGATTCAAAAGTCTCAGTTATTATACGGAAAGGCATATCCAGGTGCAAAATGGAGAGAACAAGAAAAAGAGTGGCGATTCCCATCAGGGGCAAAGATAGAGTTTGGTTACGCAGAGAACATGGATAGGAATAGACGAACTTCCACAATATCCTTCGCCAGATATATATAATTTTTTAAGATCTTCTTTAAGATCCGTTGATAAAGATATTCCTGTCTATATGAGAGCAACAGGAAATCCAGGAAACGTTGGTTCACAGTGGGTGCGAGAGATGTTCGTAGATCCAGGAGAACCAAATAAAGCGTTTGACGTAGGGATAGATACACCTAATGGAAAAAAATATATAACAAGAAGATTTATTCCAGCAAAATTACAAGATAATCCTTATCTGATGCAGACTGATGATTATTATATCATGCTTGCATCTTTACCAGAAGTACAGAGAAAACAGTTTTTAGATGGGGATTGGGACGCATATGAAGATTCAGCTTTTCCAGAATTTAGCAAAACGACACACGTTGTTGAACCTTTTGAGATGCCTCGTGGCTGGTATAAATTTCGTGCTGCTGACTGGGGTTATTCTTCTCCTGCTTGTGTTCTATGGTTTGCTGTTGATTATAATAACAATCTGTGGATCTATAGAGAGCTATATACTTCCAAAGTTACAGCAGATAATTTCGCACGTCAAGTCCTTACTCTAGAGAACGGAGAATATATCCATTACGGGGTCTTAGACGCTAGTACATGGGCAAAGAGAGGTGATGTGGGCCCAAGCATCGCAGAAACGATGATTCGATCTGGATGCAGATGGAGGCCATCAGATAGATCACCTAAAAGCAGAATTAATGGTAAACTGGAGATACATAAACGTTTACGAGTAAATGATAAGGAACCAGGTATAAGAATATTTAAGACCTGTAAAAATTTAATTAGAACCTTGGGATCTTTACCAACAGATGATAAGAATCCTGAGGATGTAGATACAAACGCAGAAGACCATGCATATGATGCATTAAGATATGGATGTATGAGTAGACCAACACATCCTAAATATGCAGAAAGATTTAGAACATCTTTTACATATGATTCATATAACATGGCAGATAATAAATTTGGATATTAGTATGAATAGAATCACAAGACAGTTATTATCATATATCACTTCTACAAACAAACATTCAAAAGAAATGATATTATCAAAATTACTCAAAAGAGAAGTAGATATAGGTGCGACTGGCACACAAGGATATAGAATTAAAAAGGGCCCTAATAAGGGAAAGGTATTAGATGCCCCTAAATAAGAAAGGTAAAAAAATTAAAAAAGCTATGGTAAAACAGTATGGTAAAAAGAAAGGCCAATCTGTTTTTTATGCCATGGAAAACTCTGGTAAATTAAAAGGTGTCAAAAAGAAAACTTCCAGAAGTAAATAAAAAAATTTTTCCATACGATTTAGTAATCGCTTGGTGGGAAGATATCGTGGCTGATTCGATTTGGGTTGATATACCCGATATAAAAAAATCAACTACGGCCATTTGTTGCACGGTTGGTTGGCTTATGAGAAGTGATGAAAAGGTTACAATCTTAATGTCTGATTTTAATTTTGAATCAAACGGTGAGATAAAACAAGGTGGTGGACATTCAACCATACCAACTAAAAACATATTAAAAATTAAAAAGATAAAAATATAGGAGATATCATGGAACAAAAATTTGATCCTAAGGCTAAAGTTAAGCAAGGTCAATTTAGTGACTCACCTGATGGGAAAAACCCAAACAGGGAGCATACTAATATTGATTTTTCTAAACATGCACCTAGAAAGTATCAACCCTTCGAGTATGATGTAAATGAGCCAAGTAAACCTGGTTCTGAGCATGTACAAGATTCGTTGTTTCAAATGGCTGACGAAAAAGATTATTAATGAGCCTTGGACCCAAGAGCAATTTTATACCTGTCATTTATGCAGGCACTAAAAAGAAAAAGAAGAAAACCCAGAGGAGAAAAAATGGACATAAAAAAAAGATACATGGAAGGCGAACTAGCACCTGATGCACCTAAGAAACCAAATGAACCTATGGAGTTCAGTGGTGGATACAGTGGACCTAAATTAGGACCAGACGTAGAAGGTAAAGCTAAGAAAGCTAACAATAAAGTTGATCCAGCAATCTTTAGAATGGCTGAAGAAAGAGATTACTAATATAAATGCAAGAAGAAGATAAAACTAAAAATGGCGGCTACGAAGCCGAGGGGAATGCTTTAGTTGGATTAATCCGAGAGAGATTCTATCAAGCAGAGACATCTAAAGTCTATGATGAGAAAAGATGGTTAAAAGCTTATAGAAACTACAGAGGATTATATGGTCCAGAGATGGCATTTCGTGAGAATGAAAAGTCTAGAGTATTTGTTAAAATAACAAAGACTAAAGTTCTCGCTTCGTTTGGTCAGATCATTGAGGTTTTATTTTCTCAAGGTAAGTTTCCTTTAGGAGTATCTCCCACTTCTGTACCAGAAGATATAGCAGAGAGAGCACATTTAAATCCTAAACAACCTGAACAATCGCAACAACCAGATCCATATGGATTTGCAGGTGATGGTGTAAATATTCCACCAGGTGCAACTGTAAATGATTTAATGAAAAATTTAAATCGTGATTACGAAAATTTAGGTTTTAAAGAAGGTCCATCAAATATAGGTGGCCCACAAATAGAGCCAGCACGAATGGCTGCAGAAGAAATGCAAAAACTTCTACATGATCAACTAGAAGAAAGTAAAGCTATAACAATTATGCGTCATGTATTTTTTGAGATGGCATTACTTGGTACAGGAATATTAAAAGGACCATTTACAGATTTAAAAGAATATAATTCATTTGATACAGCTGAAGATGATCAAGGTAATAAAATAAATATTAATGTTAAAAAATTAAAAACAATTCCAAGTATTGAAGCAGTATCTTGTTGGGATTTTTATCCAGATCCAAATGCTACTAATATAAATGATTGTGATTATATAATACAAAGACATTCTTACAATAAACAACAGTTCCAAGATCTAGCAGAAAAACCAATGTTTGATTCTGAAGCTGTTATGGAATGTTTACAAGAAGGACCTAACTACCAGACAAGAGGATTTGAATCATCTTTATATGATAGAGAAAATATACAAAGTATTTATAAAAATAGATTTGAAGTATTAGAATATTGGGGTATAATAGATAAAAAAACTGCTGACGAGTGTGGTATGACCTATGAAGGTACAGGTGATGTTATATCTGTTAATGTTTGGATATGTGGTAATAAAGTTTTAAGAATGGTAGAAAATCCATTTACTCCAAGTAGAATACCTTATTTAGTTTGCCCGTATGAATTAAATCCTTATCAGTTTTTTGGTGTAGGTATTCCAGAAAATATGGAAGACTCACAGATGGTTATGAATGGCCATGCAAGAATGGCTATTGATAACTTAGCTCTTGCAGGTAATCTAGTATTTGATGTTGATGAGACAATGCTAGTACCTGGTCAAGATATGAAAGTATTTCCTGGTAAAATATTTAGAAGACAGAGTGGACAAACAGGACAGGCAGTGCATGGAGTTAAATTTCCTAATACTGCATATGAGAATTTACAAATGTTTGATAAGTTTAGACAGTTAGCCGATGAGGCAACTGGTATACCTTCATATTCACATGGAGCAACGGGTGTACAATCTACAACTAGAACAGCATCTGGTATGTCAATGCTTATGGGTGCTGCAGCATTAAGTATAAAAACAGTAATTAAAAATATTGACGACTATTTACTTAAACCCCTAGGACAATCTTTATTTTATTGGAACATGCAGTTTAATGAAGATGCTCCGCATATTAAAGGTGATCTAGAGATTAAAGCTCAAGGCACTTCTTCTTTGATGCAGAAAGAAGTAAGATCTCAAAGACTAATGACATTTATGCAAACAGCAGCTAATCCTGCACTTGCACCATTTGTTAGATGGCACACATGTTTAACTGAAATAGCTAAGTCTTTAGATATTGATCCAGATCAATTAATTAATGATCCAGAAAAAGCTGCGATCTATGCACAAATAATGGGAATGGCAAATGGAAATCAAAATAATACAGCCGCTGCTAGAGGACAAGACCAAATGGGACAGACTGGTCCAGTACCTCCAGGAGCTTCGCCAACAGATCCAACGGGAGCTGGAGGTGGCAACATCGGTACAGGTGATGTACCAATGCCAGGGGAAGCTGGCTTTAGTGCGGCAAATACTCAACCTGGAAGAGGCGAACAAACGCAATAAGAATGGCAATATTTAATCCAAATAGAAAACAGGGTGGAACTATTGAATTAGTTCGTGATGCTCAAGGTAATTATACTACTAAAGAAGTTGGATTTAATACGTTAGCTAGTTTATCTATACCAGATTTTAAAACAACTACAACACCTACAACTACTACAACAGATACTAAAACAGCTACTGATATCACTGGTGATACAACAGCTACACAAACTCAGATTGCATTTCAAATGCCAGATAGAGATGATAATCAAATAGACACTACAGATAGTATGTTACAAGAAGCTAGAAAAACTAGTAGCATGTTATCTGATACTTTTACTAGACCTAACATGAGAGATGTTGCTGGTGACAAAATAACATCACCACTAGACATTCGATCTCCAGCAGAAAGAGTATTTGATAGACCTAACATGAGAGATGTTGCTGGTGATAGGCGAATGACAGCAGAGGAAGCCGCACCACAAGAAAATATATTATCAGATGTTTCTTTAAAAGATCCAGCAGTTACTTCTGCTAATGTTCAAAGAGGAGTAGTTGAAGCACCAGGTATTAACTTTGATTTTTTAAAAGGTGATAGATTTAAACAAGGCACACCATCTACTAATGCAGCTGCTAGAGCTGCTATGACAAGTGATGTTGCAATGCGTGGTGATGCTATGACACAACAAGAAATACCAGATAGAAATAGAGGACAACTAGGTGTAAGAACAGCTAAACCAGCAGAAACAGCTTTAGATATGGATAGATTTGAAGGTGTATCTAGAATGGGTACATTAGCAGATAAAGATGTTAAAGATGTTAAACCTGTAAAAAGAAATGCATTAGAAACAGTTAGCACATCTTTAAAATCAGCATTTCAAAATATTAAAACACCTACTATGATGGTATTAGATGCTATAACACCAGATCCTACAGCTGTTAATAAACATGATACTAGTTATTTTACAGATAGAGGTGATGGTAGAATTGGTGGTAATCCAGCTACAGATTTATATGCAGGATTTAATAGAGTATCAGCTTTTGGTAATTTAGAAAAAGCTGGAGAAAAACGGATTGCAAGGAGAGAGAAAACTATTGCTACAAAAAATGTATCTCAAAAATTTATTGATGATACAAATAGAATGAAAGATCAACAAAGTAGTTACAAAGCATCTTTAGATAAAAATGTAACCACAAAAAGAGAGGCTGCTAGAATGAATCAACCAGGTAGTGGTGGAGATACAAGTGGTAGAAGTGGTGGTAAAATAGTTTGTACTATGATGAATGAATCATATGGCTTTGGGTCATTTAGAAATAAAATATGGTTAAGACATTCTAAAAACTTAGCACCAGAATATCAAATAGGTTATCATAGAATATTTTTACCATTAGTTAAAAAAGCAAAAACAAATAAAGTTCTTAAAAAAATATTAGAACATATCGCTATACATAGAACTATAGATATTAGACAAGAAGAAAAAAGTAAAATACATTTATTAGGTAGAGTGTATAGAAAAATATTAGAACCAATATGTTATTGGGTAGGTAAGATATAATGGCTATTAAAGATATGAAAGGAACAGTAAGTAAAGGTAGACCTACAATGACTGGTATGATGAATGAAAGACCAGTATCTAGAGCACCAGATATGTCTGCTATAAAAATGCCAACAGAATCAAAACAAGTTGCAAAAAAACCTGCACCACAAAGTACGCCTAGAGAAGAAGGTTTATTAAATAAAGTACAAAATTTAACAAATGAAGATAAGGCTGTATTAGCTACAGTCCTATCTCCATCTGTTAGCAAAGTCTTAAGTAAGATTGCACCAGACTTAAACCCTCTGTTAACGCAGTTTACTAAAGATGAAGAAAATGTTGTTCTTCCAGTTTCTGTAGTAAAAAATTTTGCTACAAGAAAATATCCTGGAACTGAACAGGAATCAGTACAAAGTTTTGTATCTGATTTAGCTGGACAGATGGAACAAACAACAACTGTGCCACCTGATACACAAATGGTACAAGCACCAGAGTCTGATGTTAATTATGATGCAATAGATTCTGATACAATGTCTGTATAGTATCAGCCCACAAACAATTATGGAATCGAGCTACCCTTATCCATAAGGCACTCAACCAATAGGTAAAAATAATGGAAGAAGAAAAAAAAATTTCTGAAGAA